AGCTCGTCTTACAGCCCGTAGACGCCGGAACTCTCGATAACACTCTGATCGAGGGTGACATCCGAGACGTCAACGGAACGCTCCATGCTATCGCAGAGATTGCATGGGCACAGGGCTGGCGCCCCCGTGCACTTGCGGCGACCATGGCACGACAGATCGAGGTCTTCAAAATTCCTCCGATCCAGTCCTAACCCCAAACCACCACATTCGCGGAAGGGGACCTTAGGTATAACCTATGGTGACACCTCTGGTCCCACTTACCGCATCACTTACAGTGTCACCTTCAGCACACCTGAAGTGTCACTTGTCGTATACATCTATAGAGGAGAAGACTATGAGCGAATACGTGACACCCACAGACGAGGAGCTGGCTGAGATCATCGCCAAGCTCGACATCAAGACAGGCGTAGGCGACCCGTCCAGTCCCTACTTCGGGCAGACACTCTCAGCCGAAGACGAGGTCCGCCTTGATCCCAAGGGTGAGAAGATCGTCAATGGTAAGCCGTGGGGAGAAGCGGGGACGGGGCTGTACCTGTCTCTGTTGGTTGTCCAGAACAAAGACCTCGGGTGTGACCGGAAGACCTTAGGTGGCTCCGTGTTCCCTGTAAGTCTGGCACTGTCGCCTTTGGGTCTCTACATGGCGGTTATCACAACGGAAGATAAGCCTGTCTTCTCTGTCCCCAATGCCGGTGCTGCTCTGGAGGTTCCCTCTGATCTGGCACAGGACGAACTCAAGCGCAAGTACGTGGTTGAATGGATCAGGGACACCGCGGCTGAAGCCCTCGCTCTCAACGGCGTGGACCTGTCCTCGAACAAGGCAGCATATCAACACCTCGGGCTCACTGTAGCCATGGCGGCTGAGAAAGCCATCGTTGGTACAGGGCTATAATCCATTTGTAGGGGGTAAAGAGCGTGTTGTGTGAGCGAGAGGGGGGTCTAGGCTATGCCTGTAGCTCTCCACCCTCACACAGTGCCTCCTGCGCGCTCTCTGCTTGGGGGTATCGGCTCACACACACAGGGGGTGTTACTTGCCCGCGCGCGCCAGCAGGCTCCCCCGGCCCCGAATTGGACCGAAACGGCAGAAATCCGCCAATCTGGAGTCACCTACCCCAAGTTTATTCAACAGTTTCAATGGGTTAGCACTGATTTGAATTAGACAGTATATCTAATCGCATGACCTACGGCATTCGAGAGTATCAGGACACACAATCAATCACACCGGCCGACTGAGCTATGGCCTATCCTCGCTTGTGTGTTCAATGGCTTACCAGTGACGGCATTACGTGCCGCACTGTTTTTGCGCTCCCCCGGTGACATTGCTCGCCACGCCTATCGCCACGCCTATCGCCACGCCTATCGCGTATCATATTGGTCACGCGAGACCGTTTTGATACCCGTCGCGTCACCAAGGGTGGAATTAAATGATCACCATAAACGGCAGAATACTAGGCTTTATGTACCACAAGTGAAAAAAGATTGGCCTAAAGTGAAAATAATTGTTGACTGAGTTTGCACCTATCCCTATATTCAATTTCAGTTACTCGACACCGCAAGCGCTTAAGGAAGCCCCGGACGAGTAACTCAGCCCTGAAGTGCTAGCCGTTGTAATGACGTGAACATGGTAATAAGGTGGAAGTGTAGCGCAGGACACTTATAAAAAAAGCAACAGGGGGGCGAGCAGACGTTAAGGAGCTTGAACCAATTCCCTGAATATGTACGGCACTATTCAAGTGCCGCTGACGATTGCCAGTAAGCATGAAACATATGGGATTTGATTATGACCAGCAAGAATGAAAACGCTGAGACCGACGCCAACGCAGACGACGCCACGCCTGATTTTGCGGATCATGCGGTACGTGTCAAAGCGTGCATCCTCAAGGCCAAGACGTACGGGGATAAGGCCATCAACATGGAAACAACGGCGGCGGTCACGCTGATTGAAGTCAAGGCGGGATTGCCTCACGGGACATATCAAGCATGGCTCAAGGCCAACGAAATCAACGCTCGAACGGCTTCACGGCTTGTCGCTGAACATATCACGCCTAAGAAGCGCGAAGCGCGCCGCGCCAAGGCGAATGAAAAGGCCAAGACGGAGCGGGAAAAGGCCGAAGCCAAGACGGCAAAGGAAGCTGCTCAGGCCGAAGCCGCAAAGGGGGCGGCTGAAGGTAGGCCTGACGACGTACGCACCGAAGTGCTGCGGATTGTCGGCCGTCTCGACGCTGAGAAGATCGCAGCGGTCTACGGCTTCTTGGTAGCTGAAGGGATGGCGAAGCGTGACTAAGCGAGCGCTTAACGGTGGCTCTCAGGTGACAATGGGAGCCACAATTAAGTCCTCGTTCAAATCGATCACGCGTGACCGTTATCAACAGAAAGGAATACGCTATGTCCTCACCATATCTCGACCTACCGCTTCGCACTGAAGCGGAGTATGCATTCGAACGTGCTAAGAAGCGTGAAGTGGCACGCAGACGGCGCGAGCTTCGGGAGTACAAGGCGTACCTGTCTCGTCTGGTGTTCAATCTCGAACGGTCTCACGCGTGAATAGTTATAGACCGCTGTGCGAGTGCGAGACGAACCGCACATGCCACACCTGTCTCGATAGCTGTGTAGACCGTCAGCGCGCTGACCGTAACACTTTCGGTCCAATGGTTCTGACCAGCGGCATGAACCGGGAGCAGGGCTCGGAGGATGCAATCAAGCGTAGGCCGTTACCAAATGGATCGGCGCGCACAAACTTAGGGCATTTCGCATGAAGATCGACCCGGCGACAATCCCGCGTACAAAGCCAACGCGGAAAGTACACGTTGACAATTCACCCTATTCGCTGAACACCGGCAGGAAGTCTGGCGGTCGCGTCCACGGTCGCGCCGACGATGGCTCTGCCCTACCCATTACCGTTCACTATTCCGACGGTCGTGATCCCGTTATTCGCCAGCAGGGACCACGGCAACGCGTCACATCAAAAGCGCTGGCGGACCTGAAGGAGAAATTCGATGGCTGAAGGAAAGTCAAAGTTTATTGACGACTCATACCGGGCTGAAGCCGCCCGGCGTTACATCAACCGTGTTGGGTCTTTTGATAGCGCCAAGTTAAAGTTTATTGACGACTCATACCGGGCTGAAGCCGCCCGGCGTTACATCAACCGTGTCGGGTCTTTTGATAGCGCCAAGTTAAAGTTTATTGACGACTCATACCGGGCTGAAGCCGCCCGGCGTTACATCAACCGTGTCGGGTCTTTTGATAGCGCCAAGTTTCGGCTCTCTCAGGAGTTCCGCGACTACCGCTCGCGCTTCAAACCGTACGCCAATCAGCCTTGGGATCACGCCTAAGAACTAAAGCCGTCACGCGTGGCTCAGTCCAAATCGGTCACGCGTGACTCTTTTCCCTCAAATTAGGAGACCGTTATGTCCTACATGAAAACCTTTAACCTGGAGGAAGCTCCGCGTGAGTACGCAGAATGCCAATGGCTGTCGTGTTATGCGTTCGGTGACGCCAAGACCCAGAAGATCAGGGGTCTGAAAGCCGTCGAAGAACTTCGTCAGTATATGCAGCGTGGCATCACCCATATGCACAGTTGGTATTATCAGTCGGCGCAGGTCGTGCTGGATAATCCGTGGCTTCTTGACAAGCCAACCATGGAGCTGAACTTTCCGGTGTTCTTGCGACCTTGCCCGGTGACGCCGCGTCACGGCTTTGTTGATAGCCGACTGGTCAACACGAAGCAGGAAGTTCTGGCGATAGCCGAGGAAGCCGTTGAAGCTGACCCGGACGCAGAGCTGCTGATCACGCCGTTCATTGCGTCGCGCAGTTCTGCGGTCTTAACGCCGACCACGTTCTCAATGGGTGAAGGTCACGATGGCGCCACCAGTGGTAAGTCTGTCACGACTTACGGGCCGGGGGTAGATCAAGACTGCCTTGACCAAATCAAGAAAGTCGCAACCATTACGGGTGACGACATTCCGTATGTGGAACTGGTCTCTGCCAATATGTACCCGGTTCAGGTCCGTGGGGGTCCGCAGCTTGAAAGCGTACAGGACTACGTGCCGCAGGACGTGACGGTCAAGGAGGTGTTGGTTGCGACTGCTGACACTGATCTGCTGGTCTGGGAGAAACAGATCGCAGAAGCGAAAGCCGGGACCGTCGTTTATGCTGACGGGCTGAGCCTTGCGAGTCACTTCTGCGTCCATGCGGTCGTCCACAAGGTTCCGGTATTCACGACATATCGGCCACGCGTGACCGATTTCGTCCTCAAGACTGACGTGCCTGTCTGGGGTGCGCGGGATTGGCGCAAGCTGGCGCGGTACATCACGGAGGCTGACCACGTGTTAGCTACCACCGGCTTGGACCAGTCGTGGGCGACGCTGGGAGTGTTCTCCCTCCATTGCGCCGGGACGCCAGCACCAGCTACGGACCCGCAACTCCGTATGCTGGCCTACGGGGCCACGTCGGCCCTGAAGTGCATCGGGTCCACCTGTATGGGTGAGGCACGACATCTGAACGGCTCCTCGTATCCTGCGATGGACATAAAGCGTCAGCAGCTCGGTGAAGGGTCGTCAATCACGATGCAGCGTTCGGTCGCTGACCGGGGGCCTGATAGCCGCCAGAGCTACTATGAGCGTGGAAGCACGTTGAGCGTTGAAAGCTGGCGCTTGGTACTCCGCGCTACTGGCTCCATCTACCGCCATCGGGACTGGGGCTCGGGGTACGGCGGCGCAAAGTGGGCGTCGATCAACTCTGGGTGTCGCAAGATGGCTGACGCCATCAGCGCGTTCCGCAAGAGCCCCAGCCAGCGTGGATGGGCACGGGTGGTAACGGAGTGGAACCTTGTGATCCACAAGGAACACAACGGCAATGCTCCGGCGCTCAACAAGTTCAATGTTGGTAGGGTCGACATGACAGACCTCTCACTGTTCCCACTCGCGGGGATGGTGCGTATGTCCGCAAAAGGACGTGCCATTGTGATGAACGGTCCGACGGGTTCGCTCGTTAAGAGTGGCGCCTCACAACTGTGCATCCCAGCACGGCGCTCGAAGTCGGCATCACGCGTCCGCCATATCAAGACGATGGGGATCATGAACGCAGACGGATACCTTCGGTTGTACGTCTGCGACGAGAGTATCCTGAAGTTCCACGTCGAGGACGAGCGTGTCCGCGTGAAGCTGGAAGCGGAGTACGAACTCCACCCAGTCTTGACGGTCCACGAGCGTGTGGATAACACGATCATGACGCAGTCGGTGGACACACTCGCCAAAGTACTGTCAGTTCCGGCAGTCACGGGGCGTGGGTCTATCGCGATCAACCTGACGGTGATGGGGCAGTCGTTCACCCTTACTGCAAGCAACCACGAGGTCATGGGCAAGCTGTAAAAGAGCCACGCGTGACCGATTTGACCTCAACCTCTTAAATGGAGAGACAAGATGGCTACCAAGAGACAGCGTAAGAACAACCGTTCCGCAACAAACCCGGAGAGCAAGGGAAAGCAGAAGAAGGCCAAGGCCAAGACGACCGCCAAGTCTACGCGCTATGACACTGGCTGTCACTCCCACGACTGCCAGTTGGTAGCGGAAGCCAACGGTGGTAAGACCAAGATATATGCGGGCAGTCGCTGTGGTATCAGAGACGCCGTGTCCTCGGGTTGGATCATTCCCACCCTTGCGGTAGACCTGAGCGGTGGCCCCGTGTACGGCTTCAGGAAGGCGTTTCCCGTATTCACGAACGAGGCGGCGATGAAACTCCTCCCGCTTGCGCTCCAACGGGACGCTGACGCGGGAGAGGTGGCGATCATGAAAATGGACTGGCCGGATGGGAGTATCCCGCTCGGGCTTGACGCGGCATGGTGGAAGCTCATGGCGAACACGATCATGTCCACTGAAGGCGACATCGCCATCTGCTGCATGGGCGGACACGGACGGACTGGCACGTTCCTGTCCATCATATTTGCTCACAGCGGCGCCATGAAGAACGAGGACGGTGATCCCGTCAAGTTCATGCGCGAGTCATACTGTGACGCCGCAGTCGAGACCAAGTCTCAGGTCTCGTATATCGAGCGCATGACAGGGAGGATCGTCGGTGAAGCTGCCTCTGACGCTAGTCTGGTTTCATACGGCTCCTACTACGGGGAGCGCAATCGCGTCTCGGAGAAACTTACACCCGTGGGCGGCAAAAGCAAAGGCTGGGCTCCGCCAGCAGCGAATGAAGGAACGAGCCCCGGCCAAGCTGAGTACGATCTTATGCAGGAGGGCAACAGCACCTCTGGTGGCATACCTGTCAGCAACACCCAAGAGGCGTACATGGCTCAATTGGAGCAGGAGAAACTCACCGACCGCGTGAATGAAGCGAGCAACGAGGCAATGGTCACGATGAACGCGGCTGGTGACATCGTGCTGACGGCGGACCGGGATGATCACACCTTCATGATGGACGGGGTGCGGTATCGCAGTGAGGAAGACTTCATCGCGAACGAGGACCATCACAACTACCTGCGGGACGAGGGGCTTCTCCTCCCGTGGGCTGAGGACGGGGGGGCGTGAGCGATGAATACGCTTAAAGAGGCAATCCACGCAACGGAGACTGTCGAGTGGGCTGGGTCTGCGTGGGGCAAGACTGCGGCTCGGTACGCGTGGGACCTTCAGGTGTTCACCAGTGACGACTACAACAACGTCCTACTGGCGGACATCAGTACACAGAACTTGGACCGCTGGCTCGCTGAGTACCCGAACGCCTCACCGGCCACGCAGAACCGGCGCCTCGCGGCAATCTCCAAGTGTTACACTGTCGCGAAGCAGCGGGGATACGATGGCCGGGTGCCATACTTCCCACGTAAGAAGGAGCCACCCCATCGCGTCCGGTGGGTCTCACGGCAGGAGGAGTTCCGTATGTGTAACCTCCTCAGGCTCACGTCAAACGAAATGCCCGCGATCTTCATACTCCTCGTGGACACTGGGATGCGGTACGGTGAGCTGAAACGGCTACGCGTGACCGATTTGAACTGGGACACCGGAATGCTGACGATCCGTGAGGCCAAGGGCGGTAAGCCCCGCTCAGTTCCAATGACCGAACGCGTTAAAAACATAATGAATGTGGTGAATGACCCCAAACCACTACATTCGCGGAACCTAGCCGCATTCCCTCGTGCTTGGAAGAAGGCGCGGAGTGCTATGGGGCTGCGGAAGGACATGGCGTTCGTGCCTCACGTCCTCCGGCACACCTACGCATCGCGGCTGGTCTCAGCCGGGGTGCCACTCAAGGTAATACAAGAGCTGCTCGGACATGCCGACATCAAGATGACGCTGCGCTACGCTCATCTTGCCCCTTCCAACTTCGACGTGGCGCTCAACGCTCTGGAGGATTTCAACAATGGCGATTAAGGAGAAAGACATACAGGCGCTCGCCACGGCATACCGCAGTCGTAAGTCTGTGGTGTCGCTGTTGGCGATACTGGGTGACAAGCATATTAACTGGGTGGCGATCACCGTCGCGCAGAGCGAGCATCACTTAGATGTGAACAGCTCCACACGTCGCGGGTACAATACGACGTTGTCCCCGGAGGTCGTCCAAACGCTGCGGATCATGTGGGAGAACGAAGTTGTGGCTCTCAACCTCAAGATCGTCCTGTTGGGCGGGGAGGTATAGATGCGTCGCGCTGGGTTTCTCCCCGGTCAGCGCTTCATGCATGAGCTGGAGGCTGACCAAGAGATTGACAAACAATTGGCGCAGACGCGTGGTGCCTACATCCCCGAGGAGGCTTTGATGAGGGCTAGCACGACTGACATTAACAACATGGCGGACCGATGGACTGCCATCGCGGACAAGATGGACGCCGTACAGAGTGGCGTTGACGCCGACACCGACCAGCGTACGGTGTACCGTATCAAGGGCACGCTCAAGTATATGGAAATCCTTATGAGGGAGTTAGAAGTAAATGGCAAGGTTTGATCTACGGAAATCCCCAGTGGACGGAATGATCCGCAAGTGGGAGAAGGTGATGGCGTCCTCTATAGCGGGGATGCTGGATGAACCCGAAGACGCGGAGCATGGTTGGGACTACGAAGTCTGGGTCGTGACGGGTGTATTCAAGACGCGGAAGGAAGTGTTTCGCAGGTGACCACGACCTACAGTATATGCTACCACACCGCGAACCGCCCAAGGACGGAGCCGATTCTAGCGATGATGGAGTGTGAGGATCACGTGGGTCCAGAGAAGGTGGTCGCGGACTTCCTTCAGGCCGGGGCTCACGTGATATGGCTGATGAAGATGCCGAACCCGGTATCACACTAGAGGAGAATAAGATGGACAACCGCGCACGACAGAGAGACCTTGAGATCACTTCGGTTCAGATCGGAGTCGATAGGTACAATGCTGGCCTGACCACGTCTCGTGACAATGGGACGGAGTGGGATGGTGGCGCTGGTGCCGAGTTGATTGCCCGCATGATGATCAAGATGATCCCGGCGGTAGCGGAACACCAGAAGTCTGCACGCAAATACATTGTGTCCGCGCAGACTTCTGGTCGTAGGCTGAGCGGTTGGGAGTTACCGATGGCGCTCAGTGACCCGGCAGCGATGGCGTACATCGCCATTCGGACCGTACTGACCCCGGACACCCGTGGGCTCGTCGGTCAGAAGCACGCGACAGCGCGTCGCATCGGTCACGTCGCCAATCAGGAGCTACGCTGGAAGGAACTCCGCTCCGCAGAGCGGGAACGTGCCGCAGCGGCTCCTCCCAACCGGCTCGCCTACATGAAGAAGTCCGTCAAGAAGATCAACCCCAAGTCGCTCGCCAAGTGGCTGCGACGGATGGACGATCTGACGACGACTGTCTGGACCTCGGAACAAACACTTCGCCTCGGTCTGGAATTGATGGGGCTGCTCGCTCAGTCTTGTGACGAGTTCGTCACCGTTGAGAAGACCATCACCCATGCTGGACAACGTAGCGCAGTCCGCACGGTGACGACAGTCGTCCTCCGCCCTGAAGTCCTCGCCGGACTAGATGATCAGTATCAGCGTCGTGCCTTATCCAGTCCGTGGATCAGGCCGATGGTGTGTCCTCCTGATCCGTGGGTCCGCATGGAGGATGGGTACGTCGGCGGATTTCTGTCTACCCCGACCACGCTGCTGAAGGAAGGCGTCGGACGGGGGGCTGACCCTGACGGGACCTCCTCGGTCCCTTCGGTGTGTCTTGCTGCGATCAACGCTGTAGCTGGGACAGCGTGGCGCATCAATGACGGTGTGCGTTCCATAGCCACCATCGCTGTTGATAAGGGGGTGGAGGAGGTACTGCCAGTGACCCCGGTTAAACCTCTACCCCCCAAGTTGAGCCCTGACGTCTGGGCCACCATGGCTCCGAAGGCTCGCGTCAAGTGGAGCGGAAGCATTCGCGAGATACACGACTCCAACAATCGAGAGGCAGCGAAGCGGGGTGCGCTCGCTCGTGTCCTCCTGATTGCTCACGACTTCAAGGACGAGGAGGCAATCTACTTTCCCCACGCGTTCGACTTCCGGGGCCGTATGTATCCCCTCCCGCAAGACCTACACCCTCAGGCCACTGACTTCGGTAAGGCACTGCTCACGTTCGCTGACGCTGTCCCCCTCGGGCCGACGGGGCTGACGTGGCTGGTGTACCATGTGGCGGGGACGTATGGCATGGATAAGATGTCACGGGATGACCAGCGGGCGTGGCTCATGGAGCATCTGGACGAGATCGCCAGCGTGGCGCAAGACCCGTTCGGTGCTGGCTTTGAGTTCTGGTGTGCGGCTGACTCTCCGTGGCAGTTCCTCGCAGCGGCTCGGGAGATCGAGGCGGCGTTCGCGTACGCTGATGGCCCGACTGCGTACCCGTCGTCCCTGCCTGTCGCAGTGGACGGCTCGTGTAACGGCATCCAGCACCTCTCCGCGATGGGGCTGGACCCAGTGGGCGCCGAAGCTACGAACCTGACGTGTGACCCGGAACGCCGGGACATCTACCAGATCGTGGCGGACAAGGTGGACGAGCATGTGAAACTCAAGGCACACCCTGACTTCAAACATCACGACAATCACGTGGTGGCGCAAGGCTGGGTGGGCAAGGTCACTCGCAAGACTGTGAAGCGCGGGGTGATGACAACACCCTACGGCGTGACCCGGATCGGGATGCGTGATCAGTTGATGGCGGAGAAGTTCACCACTGATGTCAAGGAGGCGAACTACCTCCGCGACCTGATGTTCGACGCCATCGCAGATACGGTGGTCAAGGGCCGGGAGATCATGGACTGGTTGCAGGACAACGTGACCATCATCGCTGCGAACGACCGACCTATCTCATGGACGGCACCCTCGGGCTTCCGGGTGTTCCAGCATTACCTGACCCCCACACGCAAGCGGCTCTACACGCTGATCGGATCAACCTACCTGTGGGAACTCACACCCTCGTCAGCAATCAACAAGGGAAAGATGAAGACGTCCATTGCACCGAACGTGATTCACTCGTTCGACGCGGCGCATATGGTCTTAACAATTGAGGAGGCGCACAAGGTCGGGATCAACTCGTTCTCGATGATACACGACAGCTTCGGCTGTCATGCGGCGCACATGGAGCAGTTCTTGTTCATCACGCGTAATGAGTTCGTTAAGATTTACCAAGAGGACTGGTTCAGTACCCTGCAATGGGAGTTCCAGCAGTCAGCGGGCGTGGGCGTACCGCTGATCTCACCACCCGAACGAGGCGACTTCGACATCACTGAAGTCAACGACGCCGAGTTCTTCTTCGCCTAAAAGGGTCACGCGTGACCGATTTGAAACTATCAGGAGAGACGAATGGCTAAAACGAAATTGCCGATTGAAGTTTCCGTCAAGGGCGTAGCTGCGTACTCGTGGGTGTACAAACCCGATACGAAGTTCGCCAAGAAGGGTGAGGATGGCAAGTACAAACTGTCGGTCGTCTTTCAGAAGGATGACATCGACGATCTCGTCGCCCGCATCAACGGAGGCTCTGACGCAATCAGCGGACGTGAGTGGATGGAGCGCATCATGCGTGCCCATGAAGACGCGGACGGTGATGCGAGTAACGCGCCCATCAAGGACGGTGACAAGCCGGTTGATAAGAAGGGTAAGGCGAAGGACGTCGTCGAGGAGTTCCGTGGTACGTACATGGCGAACTTCAAGTCCGGGTATCAGCCGCAGACGGTTGACTCCAAGAAGAACGACCTCCCGGCCAAGGTGAAGATCATGTCCGGCGATGTCGTGAAGGTTGCTTTCCGCCCGAACGTGTTCGACGGCGGCGTCAATCTGTACATGAATGCGATCATGCTGATCGAGAAGAACGCCTCAGGCGGCGGGGCAGACGCATTCGGTGACGACGAAGAAGGCTACGTGGCTGACGCCAGTGCTGCCGACGCGTTCGGTGGCGACGACGGTGACGACGACGGCAAGTCTTCGAGTAATGGCGACTACTAAACTGGTCGAGCAGACGGACGAGGGGTGGGACATCACTGTCCCACTCCCGCCTGTCCCCGCGTCTCGACCGCGAGTAACACGATGGGGAACGTACTACCTCAAGACGTATGCCACTTGGAAGGAAGAAGCCGAGCGTCTGTTAGAGGAGTTCTCCGTTCCCGATTTGTTCACCGGCCCAGTTTTTACGGTGACGGCCTTTGAGGTCAAGCGCCCGAAGAAACTGACACGACCACACCCTCACCCTGATCTGGATAACTTTGAGAAGGCTATCTTCGACGCCGTCTCCAAGTCCGAGTGCCTGTGGCACGACGACGACCAGATCGTTGCGGCTCTGTCGTATAAGAAATACGCTGATCCGGGTGAGGAACCACAGACGAAGCTACATGTTCAAGAGTTCCTTGGGTTCAAGCCCATGGTCCACACCTTGATGCAACGGTACGGATAACCCTATAGGAGAGAGACATGAGAACCATTATTGAATTTATCTTCGGCGTAAAAAGCACAGCCACCGTGTTGGTGAAATTTGAGCGCGCCATCCGCGATCTTCGGGCCATCGAGACTCGGTCTGAAGCGAACATCGCACGGCTCGAAGGCAAGCTCGCTGAACAGATCGCTGAGAACCGTCGCGCCACGGCTGTCGCTGACAGTATCTCCGCGCTTATTGACGCGTAGTCTTTGAGCCAGTTCTCTGAGACGCACCTCCCCTGCCCCGACTGCAATAGCTCGGACGCCCTGTCAGTTTATGATAGCGGCGTCCGTCAGTGCTTTGCGTGTGGGGTGATCACTCCACCTGAGGGGAGTGAGCGGGGAGAGCGCGAGGAGTCGTCAGGAACGCCACTACTGACACACCTTGACTTCATCCCGCTGACCAAGCGGAAGTTAACGCAGGAGACGTGCAAGAAGTACGGCTACGGTATCTACGGCGGGGATCAGGTTGCCCCGTACTACGACGACAGCGGGCGCATGGTAGCCCAGAAGGTGCGCCGGGCGAACAAGTCCTTCGCATGGACTGGGGACTCAAGCAACATCGGTCTGTTCGGCCAGCAGTTAGCGCGAGTGGCGGGCAAGATGATCGTGATCACTGAAGGTGAGATCGACGCCATGTCTGTGTTCCAAGCGATGGGCTCAACGTGGCCGGTCCTCTCTGTCCCCAACGGGGCACAGTCAGCCCGGTCAGCGCTCAAGGCGCAGCTTGAATTTCTAAACGTCTACGACAAGGTGATCCTCTGCTTCGATAACGACGAGGCTGGACAGAACGCCGTCGCAGAATGTACCGAGCTGTTCACGCCGGGCAAGGTAGCCATCGCCAACCTCGGTGGCTTCAAGGATGCGAACGACTTGTTGCTCGACGACCCGTCGGCACTGCGGACTGCGATCTGGGAAGCCAAGGTGTGGCGCCCTGATGGTGTGATCAACATGGCTGACATGAAGGAGCGTGTGAAGAAGCCGCTCAACATGGGACATCCGTACCCATGGGCCGGACTGAACGACATCCTCTACGGGTATCGTGAAGGTGAGCTGATCACGTGGACTGCGGGGACGGGCGTCGGGAAGACAGCCGTCGTCTCCGAGCTGGTCTACGACATGGTACTGAATGACGTGCCAGCCGGGATCATCTACCTTGAGGAAGGGATCGACCGCGCTGGTAAGCGCATCGTCGGGCTGCACCTCAATCAGCCGCTCCACCTCCCCTCCGCTGAGTACACGGACGAGGAGTTTGATACAGCGTGGGACGAAACGCTGGGCAAGGGAACGCTCTTTGCCTACGATCACTTTGGCTCGCTGGACGAGGAAGTCCTGACGAACCGGATACGCTACATGATCAAGGGGCTGGGATGCAAGGTCATCATCCTCGATCACGTGAGCATGGTAGTGTCAGGCGCCGACCTCGACTCTGACGAGCGTCGGATGCTGGATCACATCGTCACCACGCTGGTGTCCATCGCGCAGGAGACAGGCACCACGATCCATATGGTGTCCCATCTGCGTCGGCCACAGGGGCAGGGGTCACACGAGGAGGGGCGACAGGTTTCGTTGTCCCATCTACGTGGTACTCAGGCCATCGCTCAACTCAGTCACGCGGTCATCGCTCTTGAGCGGGACCAGCAAGCGGACACTGAGGAGGAGCGGAACATGACGACCATCCGGGTGCTGAAGAACAGGTACGCGGGGATCACAGGGGTGGCGTGCAAGCTGCGCTACCACCAAGACACTGGCAGACTGTCCGTCGTGGACGAGGCGGTTGATGCTATGTCATCTGAGGAGGACTACTAATGTCTGAACTACAACGTATCGTAACCCCGGACTACTTCGAGCAGCTCACGGAGGATGAAATTAAAATCGCTGACGAGCTGTTCAACCTGATCCGGCTCGCGGAGCTGACGGCGGAGCGGACAGCAATGTCTGCCATCGCTGTGTTCATCCGAAACTTCTTGGCTGACGACGAGCGAGACGCGACCGTCGCAGCTCAGGCAACCATGCGAGAACTCGATCTATGAGCGTACGTCAATCCCCTGACAACCCCGGTCGCGCTCGTGCCCGTTTGCGGTTCACTGCCGAGCGAGCTGCCGCGATGCGGAAGTTCAACCTGTCGTCCATCGACTTCCAGAACTTGACAACCGAGGAGCGCAAGGAGTGCCGTGACGAAGTGCGTGAAGCGGGGAACGTGATCACCTTTCCCAAGCCCGCCTACACTCCGGGCGCCGCACCCGTGACCACCAAACGACATGGCGTCACCACCACCACCCGCCCCGGACAAGCGGCATTCCGCCGTGCTGTCCTCAAGCGGGACGAGCGGTGCGTCGTGACGGGAACGCCGACCGGCTCCTACATCTACGCGAAGGGGAAGCGTCGCTCGCTGATCCACGCGGCGCACATCAAGCCCGTCATCAAGTGTAAGGACGGCCAGTACTGGGACTTGAACAACGGTCTCACCATGCGGGCTGACATCCATCAAGCCTTCGACGCCGCGCTGTTCACTATCGGGGAACACGGGCAGATCATACCGTCCCGGTACGTGGACCCGGACCACTACCCGGAGAGCCTCGACGGAGAGCTTGAGATCACTGGCGGGATGCGGTCGTACCTCGCAGATCACCGAGCGTGGGCCATGAAGAACTGGAACCGCTGGGCGTTTTCGTAACATCAACACAGGAGAACTAGCATGCGAGTCATCAAAGAGAACCCGCCGAACTACGCAGCGATCATCGAGCGTTTCCCCGTGGTGATTGGCTTGAAGTGCCTGTTCGCGTGGGGCGACGACGTGTACAACCCGGCTGACGTGACAATCAGCGCCCCACTGCGGGCGCACGAGGCGATGCACGGCAAGCGGCAGCTTGAGTTTCCGATGGGGGTTGAGGGGTGGTGGAACCAGTATCTACTGAGCGACACCTTCCGTCGCGACGAGGAGATCGTGGCTCACCGGGTCGAGTACCTCGTGACCATGGGTTCCGGCGTGAGTAACCGCCACGCCCGACGGTCATGCCTCAAGACCACCGCCGAACGATTGGCACACCCGATGTACGACATGGGGCTGACCAAGCGCTCAGCGCTTCCACTGCTGCGGGACAACCCGTCGTGAAGGCGTTCATGTGTCGCATCTTCGGCCATCGCTGGCGGTGTCTGTTGATGCACGTGGTACACGAGCGGTCGTGCTTGACCGCGCATAAGTGTACGCGGTGTGGTAAGCAAGAGTCTGACCAGTGGGACTTCGCATGAGGCTTATCATCAACGCTGAAACCCCCAGCGAATTACGTGTAGCCTTTCGTGTCGCCCAGACCATGGGTGACCAAGGAGCGCGCCCGGTGGGAGACATCTGGGGCTTCGTCACCTTCGCCCGTGAGGGTGGCAAGGCCACACATGACACGAGCTGTCGCAAGATTAAAACTGGGTACTCAATCAAGACGAGGGAGATCAATGGCGGAAAGCAAACCGATTGAACTGATCGCAGACATCGAAGCTGATGGTCTGCTGCATACAATCACGATGCTCCACCAGATCAGCATCATCGACCTCAAGCATCCGGGGATGGTGGAGAGCTACAACGATCACAACCCTCACGCCGCTGGCAACCTGAACGAAGGGTTGAAGCGGATGGTTGAGGCAACCCTGCTGATCATGCATAACGGTATCGGGTATGATCTTCCAGCCATCAACATCGTGTACGGCATGGACCTCGGCTGGGAGAAAGTCCTCGACACACTGGTACTCAGTCGGCTTGGCAATCCTCCACGTCTTGGGGGACACTCGCTGGAGTCATGGGTGCCCCGGCTGGACATGGACGTTTCCAAAATCCAGAACGAGGACTGGTCCAAGTGGACGTGGCTCATGGAGGAGCGGTGCGGTGCGGATTGCAAGATCACCTTGGGTGTGTACAACCGGCTCAAGGGGATGGTTGACCTTATGCCTGTGGCGGTGGAGATTGAACACGCCACGGCTGAGGAGACCCGCAAGACTATCGAACGGGGGTTCATGCTGGACCTCGCACACGCTCACACACTGCTGAGTGAACTGCAAGCCGAACAGGAGGCACAGCTTGATGACTTCATGACCCGCTTCCCACCTATTCTCGTACCAGTTAAATCAAACGAGGTCGAGAAGGTGCTTAAGGTTATCAACAAGAACCACCCACTCAAGGGCATACTTGATCCGGGGGTCTCGTTCTGCCCCGTCAAAGTCCAAGAGTTCAACCCCGGCAGTGAGCTCCAGATAGCCCTGAGGCTGACGCGTAAGTACGGGTGGAAACCAACGGTGTTCACGAACACGGGGATCGCGTCGGTGACTGAGGAGATACTTCGGGAGCTGCCGTACGAGGAAGCCGCGGCTATCGCTGACTACCTCAAGACCCACAAGATGGTGGAGCAGATCAACGCCGCGCCCAAGAAGAATGGGCAGGGCGGAGGGTGGCTCCATCACGTACACGCTACCGGACTCGTGCATCCCTTCCTCAATCCGTTGAAGACTATCACGGGACGGCTGTCATGCAGTGCGCCGAACTTGCAGCAGGTATCGAAAGACCCCCGTATGCGTCGAGCGTGGATCGCCCGTAAGGGTTATGTCCTCCTCGGGAACGATGCGGAGGGGCTAGAACTACGCTGCCTCGGCCACTACCTTGAGCCGCACGACGGTGGTGCGTACATCAGGATGTTGCTCGAAGGTAACAAGTCCATAGGCACTGACGTTCACAGTGTCGTCATGCGATTGATCGGGTTCTACGATAGGGACCAGACAAAGCGGGTTGAGTATGGCTGGCTCTACGGGGCTGGTGATGCGAAGCTCGGACGCATCGCGATGCAGGACGCGCAGAAGGCCAAGAAGGAAATCAACTATGAGCATCTTGGGATCACAGTCAAGGGCTCGCGTCGTCCTGCCGACTCCGTTGTTGGCAAGGCGATCCGTGAAGCTCTACAGGAAGGACTGGATGGACTTGACTTTCTTGCGAACGACGTCAAACGGCTATCCAAGTCGAACGGTAAACTCCGTGGTCTTGACGGTCGCACGTTGTGGTCGCGTAGTGATCACTCTGCACTCAACCTACTACTACAGTCAGCGGGCGCGATCCTCGTTAAGAAAGCTTGGACGCTGGTGCCGGGACTGCTGGACGAGGTTGGTCTGGTAGAGGGTGACGACTACGGCTGCGTCATCCAAGTGCATGACGAGTTCCAGTATGAAGTGCGACCCCACCTCGTAGACGTCGTGGGACCTGCGATCTCGAAAGCCATCGAGCTGGCGGGACAACAACTGAACTTCCGCTGCCCGTTGGCAGGGGACTATTCGTCTGGCCCGTCGTGGGCGGACACTCACTAGAGGAGAGAACTATGAGTAATCACAGTAAAGACCCGAGCCCGTTGAAAGGGTTCCTTATTGGCCTCGCGATGGCTCTCACGTTCGGTCTGATGTTGTTAAGCATCCCCAACCCTGCCGCGTCAGAAGTCATGGTGACTCAACAGCCGAACGGGACGCTCATGATGGGCAACCCGGAGCTGGGAGAGAAGTGCGCGTTCATCGTCGCCAGCCCTGCGGCGGCGGAGCGAACGAACCTTCTACTCAGCGGGCTGATGAACTTCGACGCGTTCATCGACAGTGTCCGTGAGCAGTACGGCAAGACTCCTGAGGGGTTTAAAGCGTGGGAGGCGAACCTGCGGTCGTACTGGGAAGCGAACTGTATCCCCGGACCCACCATTTGACCGCGCTGATCGACGCCGATGTGATCGTGTACCGGGCTATTGCGGTCACGACCTCGGAAGTTAACTGGGATGGGGAGGGGGCAGAGTCTCTCCACAATCTCCCAGCCGCCAAGAAGATCGCAGACCAGTTGGTCAATGAGTGGACCAAGATGGCGAAGACCAAGAAGCATCGTCTGATCTTCTCGGACCGAACCAAAACGCAAGCGTCCTTCCGCCACAACATCCATCCCGACTACAAGGGGAACCGGGGTGGCGCCAAGCCGCCGATGCACGACGCGATCCATGACTACCTGTTTGACTCCTACCCCTCCTCGTTCATGAAGGACTTGGAAGGCGACGACATGATGGGACTCATGGCGACTGACGACTCCAAGTATGTGATGGTGTCCATCGACAAGGACATGACCACACTCCCCGCCAAGCTGGTCAACCCGATGGACAAGGAACCCCGCGTCCGCAAGATCAGCTTACGCGAGGCGAACTACAATTGGATGTATCAGACGATCTGCGGAGACAGCGTCGATAACTTCAAAGGCGCACCGGGGGCTGGGCCCAAGGCGGCGGAAGCTGCGCTGGCTGGCTGCTCGAACTTCGGAGACCTGTGGCTGGCAGCGAGCGATGTGTTCTACACACAGGCTGAGAAGAAGCCGGAGAAGTTTGTCCATGAGAGCCCGTTCGACGAGTTCCTGATGAACGCCCGGTGCGCTCGCATCTTGCGGGTCGGTGACTACAGCCGCGCCAACCACGAGGTCAAGCTGTGGCACCCTGATCAGGACCAGCAGCGCTGGGTCAGCCCGCACTATGAGGGGCCCGCTGATGCTTGACATCGTAGCTGCCATCTTCACGGTGACTGCGGTCTGGCGATATGCACAGGAGGACGCTATCGGTGGCGGCGTCCTCCAGATCATCGGCAGTATCCTCTGGATCATCGTTGGCTTCCAAGTCCACTTGGGGTCCATCATCATACTCAACGCCGTCCTCGGCTGTATTGCCGCGAAAGGATTAACATGGAAACTTATACTCGGCTCAAGCAACAAATAACGGAACGCGGTCCGTGGCAACAGGTCCACAGCGGCGAGGCGTTCTTCCTTCAGGACCCCCGCGCATCTGAGGTGTCACTGAAAGACATTGGTGTGGCCCTTGGGAACCAGTGCCGATACAACGGGCACGTCAGGCAGTTCTACTCCGTGGCGCAGCACGCCGTGTTCGTGGCTCGGTGGATGGAGGAGGACGGATACCCTGCCCTGTGGTGCCTCGCCGGTCTACATCATGACAGCGCGGAGGCGTACACTGGTGACATCATTTCTCAGGTCAAACACATGGTCCCTGAGTTCAAGGCGCTGGAGAAGTCAGTCGAGGCTGTGATCGAAGAACACTTCGGTCTTCCCAACACCGCGCACATCCGAAGCGTCATCAAGGAGTACGACTTCATCGCACTGGCGACTGAGGTCCGTGACGTCCTTGAGCCCAACCAGACGAAGTACTCGTGGGGCGATATGTCAGACCCCCGCCCGAACATGCGGCTGGACCCATGGTCCCCGGTCTACGCCCGCGATCAGTTCGTTGATCATCACGCACACCTTGAAGCAACTATTGAAAGAGAGAACGAGAATGGCAAATTACGCATTGACGGGTTCAGGCAAAGTCGGGAAGCTCGCGAACGAGCCGACACAGCTAGAATTATTCGCCACGCCTTCGACACCATTCGGTAAAAATAACAGGGCGCCGCTCCCTGAGGACACGGTGTTTGACCCGATGAACGGGATCACCAAGACCAAGGACGGGCTGCGCCAGTTCAATGACGCTTCCGGTCGCTGGGATGACTGTCCCCCTGCCCGCCCACCTGTGGACGCAGACATGAAGGCGTCACTGGACGAGGCGCTGGGCGCTATCCCCGAGGACGCGGGAGGTGTGTTCAAGGATGACAGCGCCAAGGCTCCGGTGTACCAAGGGTTCCTCGCGTACTTCCCTCGGGCCATCAAGGAAGTCTCGCGGGTCTCTGCCTTTGGCAAGGACAAGTACAAGGCTGAGTTCTCAGACAAGGGCTTCCTGAAGCTGGAGAGCTTTCGGTACGCTGACGCTGGCGCTCGGCATCTGCTGGACGAGATCATCGACGGCTCTGTCTACAATGAGGCTGACGGTGGCCTGAGGCACGACGCGCAGGTCGCGTGGGACGCCATGGCCCGGCTCGAAATCCGCTTGATGGAGGAGGAACGCGCCGTCACAGTGCCTACCCCTGAGTAGACGTCTGACTATACGCATATCTAATGCCCCGGAGAATGAGGTTAACCCCTTGTTTTCCGGGGCTTTTTTTGTATCACCACATTTGCTAAGGACCACCCATCGTCGAGGAGGACGATTATGACCTATGATGCTGACGACCTTAAAATTCCACGGTTCTCGTACGACCTCGTTGAGTGGCTGGACGCCAATGTTGCTGTCCCAAACATGCCAAACTCTGCGAACGGGTTCGCTAACCTTGACGCTGCCGGAGTTCGCAGCGCTGCCTTCACGGCTGGCGCACGTTCAATCGTAGACATGCTCAAGCTTTGGGTTGTTGAGTGGGAGGAAGACTATGACGACACTGCAAAAACAGAAGGTCTACCTGACGAAGCCACACCAGTCTTCCCACAGCTCTTTGGCCCGTCGGGCGAAGTTCGTGACGTTGCATCATCCCTATCGGTGGGCACAACTCCACTTGGACATGAGCTGGGCGATTGAAGTTGAGCGTGACGGCGAGCTTGAAGCTGTCGTCTGGTTCAGCCCAGTCTATGATGACGTGATCGAGTGTCACGCCGTATCCCGCCCTGACGTCCGAGGGCGCTGGATGTCCCGTAATCTGGTTCATCAAATTTCAGACGTAATTAAACGCGAGACGGGGTGCAGTGCGTGCATCGCCCAAATCCATAACCCGGCTATTGAGAGACTGTGGTCACGATTGGGGTTTGACATTTACCCCTCGTTCGCCGTACTCAATATAAAGGAACCCAAAGATGGGACTATTCGGGGGGTCAGACCCAGCACCGATCATCAGTACGCCGATTGCCCCAGTCGAGGGGCCGAAGACAAACACGCTTGATCCCAACCACGGAGAAGGGGTCGAAGCTGCCCGTCGTAAGCGCCTAGCGCTATCTAGCCGGTCGAGCAGAAGCAACCTCCGTATCAAACTCGCAACAACTGACGAAGCTCCGCAGCGTGCGGGCATCGCAATCTCTTAGGAACTCACATGGGCACCGTATTAAAAACACTGACCGGGGGTTTACTCGGAGGCTCTGATAAGAAGTCCAGCCCCGCTCCGCAATCTAAAGCGGCGGTTGAGTCCCCCCGATCAGACATCGGTGCGAACACGGACGCACAGGCAGCAGAAGCCAAGCGCAACGCTGGCGCCGCTCGCCGTAAGCGCGTTCAGGCACAGACGCAGACGGGTAAAGCCACCGGGCAGGGGCTCCGCACCCAGCTATCCTCAGCTCCCACCCGTTCAGGGGTGTCCATCCAGTAGGAGACCCCCATGGGTAAAGATACATTTTCACGACTCGTCGATCCGCTGGACCTCTTTGGTCTGGGTGAAGACGACGAGCCCACAGCTCCGCCCGTCCCCGAACCTGTCGCACGTCCCGACGAGGTTGACCAGTCACAAGCCGCGTTTGAACGGGGCAAGGCAGCGGGTGCCGCACGCCGTACGCGCATTACGGGCCAGACCAATCTCGGGAAGGCTACGACCACTCGCGTCGGGCTATCCCTGAAAGACTAGAGGACATCATGGCTGCTGATACAACCCTTAAAGCGATCTATGATCGACGCGCTTCTGACCGGACACAGTTCCTTCAGCGTGCCAGACATAACGCCCTCTTGACGCTCCCGTCACTCATGCCCCTTGAGGGACAGACGGGCACGTCACACCTAATTGAGCCCTATCAGGGCATTGGCTCAGCGGGCACGGTCCACCTGTCCTCACGGGTCACCATTGGCCTATTGCCAGCCGGTCGGCCCTACATGCGGCTCGACCTGCCCCCACAGGTGAAGCTACAGAACAACGGCGAAGTCCCCGTCGAAATGCAGAAGCAGCTTTCGATGGTTGAGCAACTGATCCAGAGCGAAGTCGAAAGTTCCGGCTGGCGCACGGTGACCTTGCAGTCTATTCAGCAGTTGATCGTCGCCGGTAACGTCGTCGAGTATATGCAACCCAATAACACCATCCGTCTTTATCGCCTCGACCAGTACACTGTCCGCAGGGATCACCTCGGGCGACTGCTTGAGCTGATCATCATGGAGAAGTTCCAACGCGACGAAGCCCCCCTCGATACCCAAGCCCCTTCGAAAGAAACTGTGGTGGACATGGACGAGAAGGTCGAGCTGTACACGATGATCAAGTTGGTCCGTGAAGGCGAGAGAGAGTTTTACCAGCGGACCCAGCAGTGGGGAAGCGGTGATGCGACTGGCGGCGTGACGAACTGGGAACTTGAAGATATGCCCTACATCGCCCTGCGCTGGGCGGCAACTCCCGGCGAAGATTACGGGCGTGGCAAGGTTGAAGAACACATCGCGGACCTCCGGTCCCTTGATGGTCTCGACAAAGCTGCGCTTGAAATGGCGGGCATGGGCTCACGTAACTTTGTGATGGTTCGACCCGGCGCCAACGCGTCGAGTATCAAGAACCGTCTTGTCCGGGCTATCAATGGTGACATCGTCGTTGGTGATCCAGACACCGTGGAACTGAAGTCGTTCGTCAACTCGGCGGGCTATCAGATCACCGCGACACAAGCAGACACCCTCCGTGCGTCACTCGCTCGGGCCTTCCTACTGTCCTCAAGTGGACAACGGGACGCCGAACGGGTCACAGCCACAGAGATCGAACGCGACATCCAAGAGCTTGAAGCAGCCCTTGGCGGAACTTTCAGTGCCTTGGCGCAGGAAATGATGGAGCGGCGTACGCAACTCCTCATGACCAGCATGAAGGCCCAAGAGAAGTTGCCACCATTCCCCAGCGGGGCACTCGTGCCCACCATCCTGACTGGACTTGAAGCTCTCAGCCGCGAACGTGACGTGAGTCGCGCAATGCAGGCAGCTCAGGTCACTCAGGCGTTCGGCGACGGTGCCACTGACGTTGTAAAAACAGACGTCATTCTTGGGCGAGCCTTCATCGGTCTCGGCTTCCCTGACGCAGTCAACTCCCCACAGGAGACGGCGGCAATCAGGAAGCAGAAACAAGACGCGGCAATGCAGCAGTCTGTAATGGATAAGGTAGTACCGGGCGTGGCGAAGGAAGTCACCCGGCAAGCAGGAGACGAAGGTAAGTAATGGCAGAATTTGGTAGTGGATGGGACTCGAAACCATTCAATGAGGATAAGCCATTCGGGCACGGGACGGTCGTGGGTGGTGATAATATCACGCACTCCGCCGTCCGCTGGACAGCGATCAAAGCCATGAAGGCTGGCACCGCTACCCCGGAGCAAACACTGTTGGTTCACGACGCCGACATCTGGATGCAACACGCACTTGAGCAGAGAGAGGAATAATACCATGGCCGATGTAATCGTTCAGAACACGCAGGGAGGACAGTCCGCTGACGTACAAGTATCACTCGCCGAACAGGAAGCCGCAACTGCCGCAGCCGCAGCCGCAGGGCTCCCTTCCGCCACCAACTTGGGGGTCACCGACGCCCAGTTCGCGAAGTACTACAACCCCGCAACCGGATACAACTGGCAGGCCCATGCGACAGAAGCGTCCTTCCGCGCCGACAAGGGCGCAGCCGATGCGCCGACTGCCGCTGCCCCCAAAACAGCGGGTGATGTGGTTACGCCGATTGAACCGGCGACTGACGCCGCGGCGGAGAACGCTATTTCTAAAGCTGGTCTGGACTTCGGTACGCTCGAAGATCAGGTGGTCAACACTGGTACGATTGATGACGCTTCGTTCGCCGCGCTTGAAGGCATCGGCATCCCGAAGGAAGTCGTAGCTGATTACCTCGTGTCCATCACGGACCGTGCCGCAGCTCAGGTCGCATCAGTCATTGACGCCTTCGGTGGCGACGACAACTTGAACAAGGTGAAAGCCTACGCTCAGGAGAAGTACACCGACGCTGAAATGCGGGAACTTGATGGTAAGCTCGCGGACCCCCTGACGTATCAGGCGACCGTGGACATGCTCCGTCATGGCGCTGGCATCCTGCCGGGCAGCACTGGCACCACCGTCACTGCCCCGAACGCTTTCGGCGGTGCTGCTGATGGCGTCGCGGGCTACGCGAACGATGCTGAAATGCAGGTCGATATGCGGAACCCTCTCTACAAAACTGATCCGGTCTTCCGGCAGGGCGTAGTCCAGAAGGTCGCCGCGTCCACATACGGCAACAACCCCCGCGCTCACTCGGGCGGTCTGTAAGTGGCGGCGAAAGCCGCACCGAAGAAAAAGAATACGGCAGGTAAAAACCAGCCAGCGTACCTACTCCACGACCCGTTCCCGACTCATGTGATCCAGCGTGACTGGACTGAGATCGACGCGTTGAACGACTCCCTCCGTGACCAGCTCTGGCGCAAGCGTGCGCTGGACCCCACGGGGTTGTACCGCTCCAACGCCGCAGGGACGTGGCACTCCGACGATACGCTCCTTGAGACCTCCGGGCCTGAAGGCGCTAAGCTCAAGAGTATGTTTGCCCAAGCTATTATGCAGTGGGCGAGCGCTCAAGGGCTGAAGAAAGATGCGTCTGTTCAGATGAAGATGTCCGCGTGGGCAATGATCTATTCTGACAGGGGCTACGCGACGGTCCACACCCACCCAAACTGTCACGTCAGCGCCGTCTACTACGTGGATGATACGACTGAGGACACAGAAAAAACAATGGCAACGGGTGCCTCAGTGAAAGCCGGAAGTATCGAGTTCGTCAACCCCACCCCTAATGGTCTACAGACCTCGGTGTTGAACCTCCATCCGTCCTTCATCATGCCCTTTAAGCGGGGCCGGATGCTGGTGTTCCCATCAGCACTCGCTCACTTCGTTCACCCGATCAGCGGATCAGGCGAGCGTATTTCCATTGCGTGTAACGCATCATTCTATCCTCCGAAAGTAAACACATGACCCTCACCAACAACGTAAAGCTCGCCGTCGAACAGTCGAATGGTGTCGTTCCTGAAGCGGCTCTGGTTGAGCCCGGCGCGAACCTTGTCGAGTCTGTCCCGGTCACCATGACCGCCGTCACCGACGCTCCTGACTGGACCTACAGCGCGACTGCCGAAGACAATGGCACCGCAGGTAACCTCGACGGACAGCCCGGCCTGACTTACTCGGGACCGGCGACCAACCACTTCCGTGTTCAGGTCAAGAACTTTGACGTCATTGAACATGCGATCACGCCCCCGGAAGCAACGGACAAGGCTGTCATGGCTCTGTTCAAGAACTCCGAGATTATCGACTTCGCGGACGAGGGCTTCAGCGCCGTCGCGTCCGAAGCCGCTGTCGAATTTAACGTGGACACTGTGGCCGTTCTCGCGCCCAACGATGTCCTCCGCGTCGGCGTGGTCTTCACTGGCGAAGTTAACGGTGACCTCGATTTGGCACCGGGCGAAATCTCTATCACGTAATCAAATCAGTCACGCGAGACCGTTTTCAAGGTAACGGGGGGCACCTCAAGCCCCCCCCACTCTCAACAATTCGTAAGGCGTCAACGACCTGATGGACCCTCTGAGGAGGATAATCCTAATGACAATCATTGATTAACCGGAGAGCAGTTGTGTTCCTAAACAAAAACACTTACTCAATAGGAGCCCATCATGGCTTTATTCGTAGGCGATCCGTCTGCACCGACTCGTTTCGGTACTGACGTCGCTGATACCTCTGACGCTACCGGCCTTTTCCTTAAGCTGTTCGGTGGCGAAGTCTTCGCCGCGTTCGGTGAGGAAGTCCACACCATGGACAAGCATTTCGTCCGTGAGATTTCGAGTGGCAAGTCCGCTCAGTTCCCGAAGACGTGGAAAGTTTCCGCAGCCTACCACTCTGCTGGTCAGGAACTTCTGGGACAGGACACCGATGAAACCGAGCGCGTCATTTCGATTGACGGTCTGTTGGTCTCGCATATCGGCATCTACGACCTCGACGAAGCAATGAGCCACTTCGACATCCGTTCCCGCTACACGCAGGAACTCGGTCGCGCACTGGCTCGTGTGTTTGACACCAACGTCTACCGCACCATCATCAAGACGGCTCGTGCCGATAGCACCCTCGCGGGCGCCGCATCGACCAGCCCCTTCCCTGATGGTTCCGTCATCCTCTCGTCCAACACGGCTGTTGGTGGCACTCTCGCCTCGACTGCGGTTGGTGGTGTCTGGCATGACGCACTCCGTGTAATGCGGGTTGAAGCCGGTACGGCCAATATCCCGGCTAGTGATCAGTTGTACGTCGCTATTCCGTACGACACGTTCGACAGCTTGCAGTACGGCTACGTCAACGACGCCGCTGTCAATGGTTATCTGTTCGCTAACCGCGACGTTACCTTTGGCGCACAGGTTGGTCCCGGCGTTACGCCGACGCTGACCGTCGGTGGCATCACGGTCTTCCCCACCAATCTGCTCCCGCAGGTTGACGACAGCGCCAACGGCGACGTCAAGGCGAAGTACCGTGCGGACTACAGCGGAACTCTCGGTGTCGGTTGGCATGGAGACGGAGTTGGCACGACCAAGTTGGTCGGCATGGGTCTCGAACAGACTCGCGACGTCCGGCGTCAGGAAGACTTCATCGTGGCGAAAGTCGCGGTCGGTCACGGTCCTGTCCGTAACGAAGGCACGTGGGAAGTCCGCGACACGTAGGTCGCTAACCTCCTAAGGAATGTTGCGCTCTCCTCCTCCTCTAGCGCAGCCGGGGAGTCATCAGGTAAAACTGGTGGCTCCCCATTTTTTGCATTTAAGGAATACACATGGCCGTTCTTGAAGGACATCTTACCAAGCTCCAAGCTGTCAACGACATCTTGTGGAGCATCGGCGAGCTTCCGGTCCAGTCCCTCGCCTCCGGGCTGGGTGACGCTGAGATCGCTGAAGCTATCCTCGACCGGGTCTCACGTGAAATCCAACTGAAGGGCTGGCAGGTCAACACGACCTACGCCACAACCCTCACCACGAACGACGCGAACCAGTTCGCCCTTCCCATCAACGTGCTGCGAGTAGACACCGCGAACCCCGTCAGTGGGCGCCAGCAGTCCTCGCCGCGCCACAGTCGGCATATCAACGCGAGCATGAAGCGCTCGCAAGATAACACCAAGTGGATCATGTACGACAACGACAACAACACCCCGACGTGGACTTCCGAGACTGAGCTGACGGTGGACATGGTGCAGCTCATTGAGTTTGCCAACCTGACCCCGTCACTGCAAGTTTACGTGTGGACCGCCGCTGCCCATAGGTTCCAAAAGGGTGCCATGGGGTCTAAGGTTCTCCACGAGTACACCATCGAAGACGTCGTGCAAGCTGAAATGCAAGCCGTCCAAGAGGACTCGATGAACGAAGACCTCAACATGATCGCAGACAATCCACACGTACGCAGCATTGCGTATCGCTACAACCCCGGCTTCAATACATAAGGTGACCCATGGGACGCATCGTTGAACAACCTATCGCTACCATCTTCGGTGGCGTCTCGCGCCAGCCCGCGTCCGTACGCCGTCCGAACCAAGTAGAGACCATGGACAACGCGCTCGCCTCCGTCGTCACTGGCGGTTTCGAGAAGCGCCCGGCCACCCAGCTCCTCTCGTGGCTGGACTACATCGCGTCTAATAAGACCTACGCCGTCCATGCCATCGACAGGGACGCCACTGAGCAGACCTTCCTGATGGCGAACGCTGACGGCATTCAAGCGATCAACGCGATCACGGGCGCACAGATCACCGTCAACATCGGTGACTCCCAGAAGTATTACCTCGTAGAACAGGACGCCCTCGACTCCACGGGTATCGTGCAGATCGGTGGTGCCAACATGAGTACGTTCACTCAGTTCGCTGGTGCCGAGACGACGTTCGACTGGACGTGGGCGATGTCCGACGCCGCCACCGGGGTCTTCAAGCTCGAAGGTTCCATTGACGGTGTCACGTGGAATGACCTACAAACTGGTGAGACTGGTGCGTCTGGTACGTTCTCAACGACCATTGGCGCCGCCGCGACTGGTGACCACAACTACCTCAGGATCAACATCACGACTGGTCTCGCGACCGCCGCTGACTTCCTGACGATCTCCGCGGAGTTTGCAGACACGACGTACCTCGCCTCCGCCGATCCTGATGACCTCCGGTTCGCAACGGTGGCTGACACCACGTTCATCGCCAACCGGCTGATCACCACACGTATGGCCGAAGCTGACGCTGGGTCGATCACTGCCAACTATCAGGACTTCGACGCCCTCGAAGCGGCGGTGACGCCCTCGGGGACTGGTAACGTCTACAAAATCCTCGGCAACAGTATCGACGGGTTCGACTCTTTCTACGTCGTAGACAACGCCGTCTCCAACCTCTTTACGGAGACCGTCAACCCCACCGCGCACAACACCTTCGACGCATCGTCCATGCCGTATGTGATTACACGCGGCTCTGACGGGACGTACACGTTCGCCGCTGGTGTGTGGGTTCCCCGTGAGATCGGAGACGAAGACATCACCAAGGCGCCCCCGTTCATCGGGAGTGTCGTGCAGGACGTATCGTTCTACCGTAACCGTCTGGCGATCATCGCGGACGAACACACGTACACCTCACGCGAAGGCAACGTCTTCACGCTGTGGCCTGAGAAGGCCGTGGACGTGCTGGACACTGACCCGGTCTCCCGGTCGGCCACCAGTACGGACATCAACATCCTGAAGTTCGCCACTGTCTTCCGCAAGATTATGTTCACCACCTCAGAGCGGGCTCAGTTCGAGCTGTCGTCCTCAGGTGCGTTCACGCCTACCTCCGCTCTGTTCGACCTCGCCACCTCGTACGCCGCCTCGCCTATCGCGAAGCCGAAGGCGGTCGGTGACGTTCTCTACTTCCCCGCGAAGACCGAGAGCCACGCCATCTTCTACGAGTATTTCTTCGATGACACCTCGCTGTCCAACACGGCAGCAGACGTCTCCAAGCACGTGGTCGATTACATCCCCAACGACGTCTTGTCTATTACGGGTGACCCTGCGACCAACACCCTGTTTGTCCTGACGACCGGGGAGCAGAACAACGTCTTTACCTATCGGACCTTCTTCGACGGCGCTGAAAAGCTCCAGTCGGCTTGGTCCAAATACACCTTCGGTGCAACCGAGACTGACGCTTTTATTCACGGTCTTGCGGTGATGTCCGGCTTCCTCGTAATGATCGTGGAGCGTCAAGACGGAGCCGTGTACCTAGAACAAGCGCCCATTGAGAGGGAGCAGCAGAACGCCGTCGTTGGCTTCTCGCCGTTTCTCGATCAGCGGGAGGTTGTCACCGGGACGTACAACTCGACCTACAATGCCACCCACTGGGACTTGTCGTTTGAACACGACGACGACGCGCAGATCATCCTCGGCCCATCGTTCTCTGAGCCGGGCCGTCAGCCGCGAGCTTTCTATCCAGATCGCTACGTGGCGACCCTTGTCTCAGTTACGGCAGGGCAGACGATTATCGTCGATGACCTCACCTTCACGGCTCACGCGACCGTCACGACTGTGGCGGACCGGGAGTTCGAGATCAGTGGGAATGACGTGGCTGATGCGGCGGAACTTACGACCGTACTCAACGACGCCACCTACGGCATGACCAACGCCACAGCCACAGACCTCGGTGGCGGGCTGGTCCAGATCGAGATCGACAACAAGGCTACCGCACCCGGAACCCTCGTCTCGCCTACGGGCACGGCGGTATCTGGTGGGACGGTCACTATCTCTGAACTGAAGGACGTGGTCGCCGCTGTTGGTGACCTCGACACGAACTCCTCGTGGATCGGACGCCCCTACAATATGTCCGTGACGCTGTCCGAGCTGTTTGCTCGCGGACAGAAGGACGAAGCGATCATCACTGGTCGCCTCCAACTGCGGGACATTTCGTTCCTCCTTAACGACACCGGGTTCCTAAAGGTCACCGTGACCCCACTGGCCCGACCCGACCAAGTCTACACGTTTGAGGGTAAGACCCTCGGTGAAGCGACGACGGTCATCGGGGCGGCATCTATCGCATCCTCAGCAGTGATCCGCGTCCCGATCTGGACGCGATCAACCCAAGCGACAATTGTAATCAGTAACGATCAGCCGGTGCCCAGCATCGTGGAGTCTGCCTCATGGCGTGGCTTCTTTAATGAAATTTCAAGACAGGAGTAACTGATGGGCATTGAAGTAATGGTCATGATGGCTATCTCCTTGGCGATGGCTGCAAAGGCAGCGCAGGAGCAGAAGAAAGCCCTGCGTGAGCAGACCAAAGCTGCTGGAATACAGGCTGAGCTAGAGATCGACGAGCTTGACCGTCAGCGTGACTTTGTTGATGACGAGGCTGAGACTGCGAAGTCGGCCCGTGTACGTGAGTCTGATAAGATGCACGCAGCGATGCTGGTTGGCATGGCAGACATGGGCGGTGAAGGCACAGCCAACTCTGAGCGCCTCTCGAACGAGGTAGGGTACTACGAGGGGATTGACCTCGCACGTCTGGAAGGAAACCGGACGCGTCAGGCTGAGTCACTCAAGGCCAAACAGACCGTCGCCAAGAACCGCGCACTCAACATCGGGACGCAGAACCGTTCCACGAGTAAGCAGGTCACGTACAACTTCCTATCCTCCGAAGCTAAGACCGGGGCTTCCGCCTTCGGTGGTGGCGCTGGGGCTGGGGCGACGACAACTAGCTCCACCACCCCCAGCTTCGACGTAAGTGATCGCAGCAACATCGGTCTATAAAGGAAACCACCATGGCACCAGTTAACGTCACTGACGCGACAGGGCAGCGCCGATCTCGCTCAGGCCGGTCCCAGACCGCGCAGATCAGCCAGCCCAAGGCTACCGTTCAGCGCCGGGACTTCGCACGCCCCCAACTAGCCCTCGATCCTGAGGGTGTGTCCGACGTCGGGATGCTCGCTGGTGTCCTTGGTGATTTCTTCTCCGATCAAATCCCCGCGCAGATCAAGCGTGATGAAGAACGTATGCAGGAGGAGAACCGGACCGAGGCGATGCGTATCGAGGCTGCGGTCCTCAGTGATCGGGAAGGCGCTCGCGCCGCCGTACTCTCTGGGGACCTCACAGGTTTCGTCTCCCCGTCTCTCGCGGAACGTAAAGCCGTGGTTGAAACCTTCCAATCCATCACTGCCCAGACCATGGCAGACGATGACTTCAACACCACGCTCAAGGACGGCATCGGAAACCTCGACCCGATGGCCGACCCCCAGCAGTTCGTTGAGCAATACGTTAAGCAGCAGACCGAAGGTGGCTCCCCCATCTTCGCGAGCAACTACGCCAAGTCAATCTTCAAGCGGGCTGGCCCTCAGATCGAAGCGTTCCGCAAGGGGCGCGTCAAGGTTATGGAGAAGGCGTCTGAAGACGCCGCCTCGATGTCCCTGAAGAACGAACTACAGGCCGGGGACATCCCCCTCAGCGCCGCAGGTATCTCTGCGTCACGCTCCAAGATGGTCGCTGCCCTCCCTCACTTCGGGCCTTCCAAGTTCCTTGAAGCCGACGCCATGTACGACAGCGCTGTCATCAAGCAAGCCGCCGAACAGGGTGGCGCAGCTCTGGCCCTCATGCAGATCAAAGAGCCTAACGTCTTCGATAAGAATGGCGTCAAGATCAGTGGCCGTGACGGCACCTCCATCGCTGACCGGAACCCCGGCGCGTACGAGAAGGCTGTCGCCGTATCTATCTCCAACTTCCAGCGCGAGACGGGCACAGGCGCCTTGATCGCGTTCAATGACATCCGAACCCGCATCCAGTCCATTGAGGACGGAAGCGCCCCTGCTGAGGAGAACGTCGCCAAGCTCATGACGGACCTCCAGATCAGTGGTGACGTCCACGGTCGCAAGGGATTGTACAACGCACTCCATGCAAAGCTCGTCGCAGTCCGCAACGGTCTCGCACTCAACGAAGGGACCATCGACAGCGTCGTCCTCGGGAACGCCTCCAACGTAGGTGACTCCGACTGGAACAAGCTCGCTCCCTCTATGCTCGACCCCGCCGCCCACAAGGCAGCGTCAGTCCGGCAGGGCGTGCCCGTAGCCGTAGCCACACAGCGTATGCGGAACGAGTGGGCCCGACGCGGCGCCGGTAAGAAGGGCGTCGAAGCTGCGAGCGCAACCCTCATGACCTCTCCCAATGGGCAGCAGGTCTCCAAGCTCTACAACGATCTCTTGTTCGCTGATGGCGTGCGGCGTGTACCTATGGACTCGAAAGAGACCGGGCACATCAACCGTGAGTCCATGGCGATGTACCAGCTCATGCGGTTCTCGCATCGGGCGTACGGTGATCCCCTCATTGCTCGCCAGCGGTTGCTGGACGCGATGGCGAAGGACCCGAACGCGATCAAGCTGAACAACCATTACAAGGATCAGGTCATCGACTCCAAGGGTAAAACCAACGGGACCGAAGGCATGGCTCAGATGGCGAAAGACGTCTGGGACGGAATGGAACTTGATGGGGCCGACGGTGGTCACGGCAACTACATGCACCTCTCCCCGGCTGTCAAGGCAGCACTGGACGACGCAGTCAACTTGTCCAGCGCCACGCTCTCCGCAGACGCAGGGCGCAACAAAGCCTCGATCCAAGGGATGGCTGTCGAGCTACTCAAGAACAACTTCTCTCTGTCCAAGACGGCAGACGGAGACCGCTTCTGGTCTATCGCATCATCCCCGGCCAACGTGCTGGACGCTCAGGGCAACCTTGTCCAAGGCTCCAAGTTCGATGAAGCCGCAATGGATCGCCATGACGAAGCCATGAAGGACCCAGTCAACGCTGGTCTTGACTCGGTGCTTGGCGGAACTGGGATCGTCTCAGACCGTATGACCTCCGCTGGTCACGGTGCCGCTGTCACGAACAACGCCAAAGGCTTTGACGAGCCAACTCGCTTCAAGGCAGGAAAGAGGTTCGGTGTGGCTTTCGATAGCATTCCCCCCGATTTCCCAAAGGCTCTGTTTGAGTTCGTCATCGCGACTGACGAGGGTGATCAGAATACCTTCAAGATGCCCGGACCACCCGGTCCCGGTGAGGGTCCTCGCAAGGCCGTAAGCGACAACTTCTTCCTCCTCTACGACAAGGAGTCCGACACGTGGGCTCTCCGTTACAAGGACACTGGACCGCCCAGTACGACCCTTGATGAAGTGAGTAGGAAGCAGCGTGAACGGATGAAGCTGGCCCGCACCAACCTCGGTGACACGTCCAACAAGGCTTTCCGCAAGACCCTAGATGAAATGGGTGCGCTCCCCGGCGACGATCCGGGGGCACATCGCCCGCCCGTATCTAGTCAAGTCCTCGACCTTGCGCCTCCGACAGCTCGGAACATAAGCCGAGTGTCCGAGGGTAACATCGGCGCGGAGCCACCCCCCGAGAACCACGCCACGCCTGTCAACGCCTCGCAGATGCGGTCGTCGCAACGGTGGGTACAGCAGATGGTTGACCAGATGAAAGCTGACCAAGTGGTCACTGCCTCCGCAGTCCATGAGGAAGCCAAGATCGAAGCAGCATCAGTTGACGGCGCGAACGGTGACGACCGCATCAACACTGTCGTCGCCATCAGTAAGGCCCAAGGTAACCGCGTCGAGAAGGCAGGGGAGAACCCCAACAACACCTTCGACATGCGCCTACAGAACTTCGTCATCGGCGAGGAGGGAGCGTCCCTCACGGCGTACGATGACTACAAGGGCAAGGGCTCCAAGTGGGTCGCTGGGTCTCCCGGTAACCCGACCGTCGGCTATGGGTTCAACCTCAACCGACCGGATGCCCGCAAGCTGATCGAAGGTCACGGGCTCAACTACGACAAGGTCCGCGCAGGTAAACAGGCTGTCCCCACAGGGATCGCCCGTGCGCTGTTGCAGACTGTACTCAAGCGAAGCGAAGGGTGGCTGAGAACCAAGTTCAAAGGCACGCCCATGGACGACCACGAGTGGCTCGCCCTGACCTCCATCGTGTACAACTCCACATGGAACAAGTCAGGTCCCACCCTTATCGGACCCCAAATCACGAAAGCGATTGCTGAGGGCCGGAAGTTCGACGCCGCGTTTGAAATCGCGTGGCGTTCGGAGAAGGTTGATCCTTCCGTTAAGCGTGGAATCCACGCACGACGCATCAAAGAAGCGACGCTGTTCCTCGGCTCTGAGGCGGCAGCGCAAGCGGACTTCTTGCAACAGGGATACGTCCCGCCCGAGAAGAACGGGTCTGTACCCCCACGTAACCAAGGAAACTAAAATGGCAGAGACACTTCTGGATGGCTCCGACGACATCAGCATCGGTCAAGGTGCTGCGGTCCAAGTCGGGCTCGAACTCGACAAACAGCGCCAGCCAGCGGTGTCTCAGCCCCTTGAGGATAACTTCAACGAACTGACTGAAGACGTGCGTGACGACGGAGACGACGTCGCGTGGTATCAGTCGTTCGGGGAAGCATTCGCTGACGCAGAAATCGTCGGCATCGGAGTGCAGGCTCTCGACGCGATCCCTGTCGCTCCCAAGATTGATCCCGATTACAATATCGAGGAATACTTTAAGGCCAACCCCGAGCGACTGAAGACCCTTCAGCCGTTCATGGATGACCTGAGTGACCCGGCGTCTGGCAGCATCCTGTCCTCGGTGAACGACACCGTGAACGGTGACCAGCTCGGCCAGTTGCTTGACGAGATTGAAGACACGAAGCAGAAGATGAAGAACGCTGGGGTCAACCCCGGTTGGTCCCTCGCTGGCACCCTCAGTGGTGTGGGCGTGGACATCGCTGCGGCGGTCGGAGCCTCCATCGCGACTGGTGGTGCCCCCTTGGGTCTCGCCGCGATCTCCGTGGCTCGTGGACAGCGCCTCGTCGCTGCCAGCCGGAGCGCCGCTGTCGGTGGTGTGTTCGCTGGCACTGAGCGAGCTGTGTCCTCTACGTTCAATCCCATGATCTCCAACACAGACATTCTTGAAGCGGCTGGTCTCGGTGGCGCCTTCGGTGCTGCCCTTGGTCTGGCCTTCCCTACCGCTGTCGGCAACGTACGCAAAATAAAGGAAGACCTTGATGCACGCCCTCTCACGGACGAACTTATTGACGAGGCTAAAGCAACTCGTGGCAGTGGCGACGCCACCGATGCTGGTGCCGCCCGCTCACCAGACGCCCACGAGACTATCGTTCCAGCAGTCGGTGCTGGCAGCGTCCTCGTAGGGCGGAAGCCGTTCCGTAAAGTCATCGGCCCCACGATCCTACAGAACCCCAAGCGGTGGCTCGTCAACGTCGGGCGCCGCGCTGCGAAGGAGTTTAAGGAAAAGGGCTACACGGGTAACCGCAAGTTTTTCGACACTATGGCCCGTACGCTCCATTTCTCCACGATCAATGAAGGAGAAGTGAGAGGCGCAGCGGCGCGTGCAGCGACCATCGACAAACATATCGGTGATCTACGCGTCAATAAGATTGCCCGCGAGCAGGTAGTCAAGACTGAGTACAAGGCGGCAATGACCGAGGTCTTCGGCTCTGCCCCCATCCCCGGCGTTGGTCGCTTTATTAACGAGCAGGTCGGACGCACTCACATCACGACTGAGCAGTACGAAGCTCTGGCTGATGAAATGGCAATCGCCTCCGGTCACGCTGAACGCCACGCGTGGGAACTGCCTGAGGAGTTTCGGAACAAGCTCGATCCGATCCAGCAGCGGAACCTGATCAATCACCTTGAGTCCACAGCGGCGAAGGATGACGCGTATTACCAAGCCCTCGGGCAGAAGGAAGTCGATCTCGGCATCATCACGCAGGAAGAACTCATTCCCGGCTACCGCCCTCAGCGGTGGAACAAGGAGGAGATCGCTGCGAACAGCCCCGAGTTTGACCAGTTCCTCCGGCAGACCTTCAGCAAGAACCCCTCTGACGAGTGGGTCCGCGCTAATTGGTTGACCCGTGGGGCAGACGACGTAGAGGAGTCAGTGCTTGGCGCTGACGAGACCTTCGCCGATCTGGTCCGCCGTGACCCCGAACTCGCAGACGAGATCGTGGACGAGTGGTCCGTTGGTATCCGTAGGGACGCTGAAGACCAAGCCTTTGACGCCATGAACCGGCTGAAGGCTGAGGAAGCGGCGATCCGCAAGGGAACCTCAGACGACATCGAAGCACGCATGAACCGGGATCAGACCCGGCTCAACGCATTTGCGGAGCGTATTCAGGATTGGCTGTCCAAGCTGCCCAAAGATACCCCGCTCGCGCAGCGTCAAAAGCTGGCTGACCAACTGGCCCGCACTGAGAAGAAGTTCTACGATCTCGACCTCCGCCTCGACAATCTCCGTAAAGCTCGGCAGAACGTCGATGAACTTGACGCCTTCATCCGTAAGTTCGGCAACGCCGGACAGACGCGGACGCTGGGTGTAGCCTCCCGTAAGGCCAATGCTGCGTCCCGCAAGGACGCCGCCGTCGCCGCACGGAAGCTCGTCAATCAGGAGATCGCGTCAATCAGAGAGGCAATCGTGGACGGGAAGAACCCCTTCGGGTTCATCGGTGGTGACTTCAAAAATCACTCCTCCCGTTTCAAACGGCGTACCATCCACCTCGGCACTCAGAGGTATACCCCCGCCGCACGGAAGTTCCTCCTGACGAACTCTCATGACGCCCGCGCTTCCTACTCCGCCTCGGTCGATCCTCAGATCGGCATTCGGTCCACCTTCGGGAAGGACGCGAAGATCGAGGACATCAGGAAGAAGGCGCTCGAAGGCTTTGAAGAAGACAAGCGTAAAGCCTCAACTGTCAAGGGGCGCGCAGCGATTGAACGGGATCGCAAGGACGCAGAGAAAGTGTTCGACGCGATCTTCAGGGAGATCACTCATGAAGACGTCACTGGGCTCAATCAAATCCAGCAGAACATCAGCGATCTGGCGACTATCGCGAACACTGCGACAGCGGCTATGTCGCTTGGTGGTGTGGTACTCGCTCAGATCGGCGACATTGCGCTACAGGCCGTAGCTGGTGGTCGGATGGGCACGGGCTTCAAGTCCCTGTTCAACCCGAACATGCGGCGCGAGCTGAACGCTATCATGGAGAGCGATGCGGAAATCGCCGTGCTACTCAAGGGTCCTTCGGTCGTCGATGGCTCGCGCTTCAAGGCGCTGGCTGAACTCGACCAAGCTGGGTTCGATGTGGCTGGTGGTCGCTTCAAGCGTATCATGCGTGGCACTGATAAGGTCGCAGTCATCGAAGGCTGGGCCAACCTCATGCACGTGTGGAACCATTGGGTCCGTGGGTCCTTCGGTCTCGACTTCGCTCGTAAGCTCAACGACGACATGGCGAACTACGACAGCCTCTCACCCGTCCTCAAGTCCTACTACGCCAAGCACGGCATGGACGCAGACAGCGCAAAGCGTTTCGACGCGATGATGAAGTCTGACGGTCTCGACGTGGTGGATGGGAATATGCGTATCCCTGTCCAGAGCGCGTGGCAGAACAAGGACCCGATGCTTCTCTCGAAGTACCGGATGCTCCTCAAGTCTGCTGGTGACGAAGCTATGATCGACCCCGGTATCGCGGACCGACCCTTCTTGCGGTCGTTCCCCGGTGGTCGTATGGTTCTCCAGTTCCAGTCCTTTATGTTCACTGCGGGCGAGCGTTTCATTGCCCCCATGGTTCAGGAAATGCGTCTCCACCCGACATCGACCCGGCCCTACTGGGGCGCCCTGATGGGCGTCATGACGGGCACTATCACTGACGGCTTGAAGGAGAGCGTCAAGGGTAGAGGCGGTGAGTGGCTGGATCGCTGGGAAACGGATGAAGGTCGCAGAGACAATCTGTGGGCTGGTATCCTCCGGTCTCCCATGATGGCTGGACCATCCTCTATGTTAACTGATCTCGCCGTGACCACGTTCGGTCGCGACCTGAACTCAGGCTTGTCTGCCGTTGGTGGACCTGAGGTCTTCAAGGAAGCCACCACGCGCTTCCAAGAGAACCAAGGGCTCTACTCCCTGATGGGACCATCGGCTGGCTTCGCGCTGGGCACTGCCCCGTCTATCGTCAAGAAGTTTACCTCTGGTGACCTCGAAGCAGCGACGGATCAGGTGTCTCGCAAACTACCCATCATGAACACGTTCTATCTCCAAACCCTCAAACGACTCTGGGAGCAAAACTAATGGCCTTCGCACGTGACGTTGAAACAGCGTCAGCATCGCAGACTGACTTCACGATTAGCTTCCCGTATCAAGCAGAGGTAGACGTGCTGGTCTACGAGGACGGTACTCTGAAAGTTCAGGGCGCCCTCAATGACTATGTCTTCTCTGACTCCACCACCATCCAGTTCAACTCCGGGCTGGTTGGTGGTGAGGTCATCATCGTACAACGATCCACCTCACAGAGCGCACGAGCTGTCGATTACACGGCTGGTGCCCTCTCAGAAGCGGACCTCGACAACGACTCTATCCAAGCCTTCTACATGGCGCAGGAGTCTATCGACGTCGCGGCTACGGCCCTCGGGCTCGACGCCACGGACAACTGGGACGCTGTGTCCAAGCTGATCAAGAACGTCTCAACCCCGGTCTCTGACAACGACGCCGCCACCAAGGCGTACGTGGACCTCGTGGCTCTGGGTGCCCTCCCCGGCCCCCTCAGTGTCGCCAGCGGTGGCACAGGAACCACGACCGAAACGGCCATGCGTACCGCCTATGACCTCCGCACACTGACGCTCCAAGACGCCACCGTTGGTGTCTCGGTCCAAGGATACGACGCTGACACCGCCAAGACGGACGTGAGCCAAGCGTACACTGCGAATCAGTATTTCACCCCGCAGGCTGACGCCTCGGCTTCTGCCGTACTCACCGTTGACTTTGACGGCGGAAACTACGTGGAGGTCACCCTCACTGAGAACGTCACCACCGTGACCCTCAGTAACATGAACGCGGGCGGCACCTACAAGCTCCGTCTCAAGCAGGACGCAAGCGTGGCACGCACCGTCACCGGGTTCTCTGGTATCACGTGGATGGGCGGCAACGTTGCTCCCACGATGAACACGACTCTCGGTGGCTACACGATCATCACCATCGAAGCTGGCAACACGACCCATCTAGGATTTTATACGGACGCAGGATAATGACATTCAATTTAGGCATCAGCAGCTACGGAACCAATTACCCCTCTACGGGACAGGGCGGCGTCTTTGACGGCAGTCAGTACCTCGAAGAAACCTTCGCGGGGGCTGACGCCAACTTGGACACGTGGTCCTGTTCCTTCTGGGTCAAGCGCATTGCACTGGCGGCAGAGCAGTGGATCATCCACGCGGGGACGGCGAACACTGACGTTGAGTACCTCCGGTTCACCTCGGGTGACAAGCTGGAATACAAGCTCATTACCTCAAGCACGACGCAGATCAATTACATCACCACGCAGGTGTTTCGTGACACGACCGATTGGGTCCACATCTACATGGAACGGGACGAGGACGTCTTCGCCCTCTGGGTGAATGGTGCGGCGGTCACTGCGTTTGACACTTCCACCACCACCGGGATCACGACGGACAGTCTCTTTGCAACCGCTATCCGTCACCGGATTGGTACGGACCTTTTAGCCGCGAACGACTTGACGGCCATCTTGTCACAGTTTGAGTTCGTCAGCGGAACGGCTACTGGCGCGGCGGTCTTCGGGTCATTTGATGACCTGACCCCCACGTACTGGCGGTACCTCGCGTACGTGGGTGCCTACGGGACCAATGGCTACAAGCTGACGTTCGAGGACACAGGTGACTTCGGGCGTGACTTCGCCAATGACGAGAACCTTCTCATTTACCCTGACTCGTGGTATCACTCGTCGTGGAACGCTATCCGCTGCACCAAAGGGGACGCTGGGTCTGAACTGTCCAGCAATACGTCCACGCTCGTAGAGAGCGGCGACACCGGAACTCACTTGACTGAGGCGAACTTCGCCTGTGTCTCGGGGGAGACGTACATCGCGTCTATGCTCATTGAGGCTGTTGATCGTGATTGGGTCTACTTCACGACCAATGGTGTCACGACCAGCCGGACCTTCTTCGACGTCGGGACGGGCGCTCTCGGAACCTTTGGTGCCAACCACGACAGCTACGCGATTACGCAAGAAGGCGCAGATGTCTATCGCTGTGACATCGTCTGGACAGCGAACGCCACCGGCAATAAAACTTTTGATATTGGTATCGCGTCTGCGGACAACACCCACTCGTTCACAGGCACCGACACTCAGGTCGCCCTCCGGCTCTACAAGGCGCAGGTCTCCAACGGCTCTATCTTCAAAGGATGGGCTATTCCTGACGTCAACCTCGCTGAGTACAGCCGACAGATCGACCAGACTGGCTCATGGACTGAGAGTACCCATTGCGATGTTACAGCAAATGTCGCTGTCGCACCTGATGGGGAAACCTCGGCTGATGAAGTCGAAGCGCGGATCACTGGTGGTGGACAGGGTGGCTACGCCGTCCAGACCATCGCTACAGGCAATTCAGAGTTGATGAACTTTAGCTGCTTCATGAAGGCAGGCACGTCGGGAGACTGGGCTGAGATTGGCTTGTACTTCTCTGGGACGACTGACGCTTGTCGCCTCTGGGCGAACCTTACGACAGGAACGCTAGGGACCATTCAGAACCGTGGGTCCGGCGTTGGTTCAGCCGCCACGCTGACCTCCATCGGCAGCGGGTGGTATCGCCTCTCGCTGACGATGACCTCCCTCAGCACCTCAGCGACGTTCCAGCTTCGGAGCGCCGATAGCGACGCGTCGAACGACAGTGTCATTGGGTACAATCACTACGTCTGGGAGCCACAGCTTGTCTATGGTATCGCGCCGCGTGTGGCGTACACAGAGACACTGGCAACGGCCAACCTCTACGCTGCGGTTGCCGCTAACGACTTTGATGACTCAGGGTTCACTACGGCCTTCACGACCAAGGACACCCCGACGAACAACTACGTGTCTCTCAATCCCGTAGGACCGCTGGTCCAGTCAGGAACCTTTACAGTCTCCAACGGCGGTAACACCCTCGCGGGTGTGGCTGACAACGTGTGGGACACTGCCTACGCTACCGTGGAACTCGACGCCTCAGTCGGCGGGAAGTGGATTTACTGCTCCAAGCCTCTCTTGTTTGGGCAGGGACATTCACAGCCTTTCGTCACCAATGAGGAGTTCGACACCAACGCTGGTGACACGATCTCGGGCAGTTCCAACGCGTGGGGCTGTGCTGCTAACTCCTCCTCAAGTTTCCTCGTGTGGAACGAAGGGACAAGCACGGGCTACACGATGTCTCCCATTTGGGAAAGCGCGGCAGATATGTACGTCGTCGCCCTCGACCTCGACAACATGAAAGTGTGGTGGGGCCGGTGGGATGACAGTACGTCAACCCTTGAGTGGGCCAATGCTACGGACACTGCGTGGACTGGCGATCCCACTGACGGCGGGACCACCGGGGAAACGATTGATGGTAACTTCATCAGCCTTGGTTTCCATACGTTCAACGCCAGTCGCGGCGGAGACGTTGACTTCGGTCAGCGTGCCCTCCTTGACCAGTTGACGCTGCCCACGGGGTTCAGTCACCTCAACGCTAAGACGCTTGAGACAGCGACGGGGGCGCCGGGTATCCCTGATGCGTCCGCGCATTTCCAGACCTCCCTGTACCTTGGGGACGACACCTCTCCACGAAGTATCGCACAGTCAGAAGCATCAACGTTCTCTCCGGGTCTTATCGTGGATAAGGCGTATGACGCGGTCATGACGTGGACGATGTATGATGTCCTTCGGGGTGTCAACAACGGGCTGTACCCAGACCAGAGTGCTGCGGAGGTCGCGAGTGACGCAGCAGGCTATATCTCCGCCTTCGACGCTGATGGGTTCACGGTCACCGCTGGTGGCACGAGCGATCAGTACGTCAATGATAGCTCCCGCAACTACGGTGCGTGGCAGTGGAACATGGGCGCGTCGAATGAGTCTGGTAACATGGACGGCTCTATCACGGATAACACCGTGCGAGCCAACGTCGAAGCCGGTCAGAGCCTCATTGAGTTCTCTGGAACGGGCGCCAACGCGACAGTCGGACACGGGCTGGACGAGGCTCCCGAACTGTGGATACTCAAGAACGCGGGCACCACGAACTCGTGGATGGTTGGCAGCACCAGCTTTCTGGCAACGCAGTATATGGAAGCCAACGGCACTGCTGCTGTCGCAACGAGCGCTGCGGTGTGGAATAGCACGTACCCCTCGGCCACGGTCCTAAGTCTCGGCTCCAATGCCGGGTCGAATGGCTCGGGCACGGACAACATGATCGCTCAGTGCTTTCATAGCGTTCCGGGGTATTCCAAGATTGGGGTCTATATCGGTAACGGTAACATCAACGGTCCCTACGTGTACTGCGGCTTCCGAGTTGCACGCCTCCTGCTTCGACGCATGGATGGTATTCAGGAATGGCAGACCTACGATAACAAGCGGTCTCCTATAAACGAGGTGCAGGATCGGCTGGTCCTCAACACCACCGCCGCGCAGACTACGTCCACCACTGACAACAACATTGATTTCACCTCCAATGGCTTTAAGATTAGAGAAGACAATCAAAGTCTGAACGCGTCAACTGGTGACTACCTCTTTTACGCAATCGCGGAAAGTCCCTATCTCCGCTCCAACGCAAGGTAACAATATGTTTTGCAAACTCACTAAGACAGGCGAAACGTGGGACCTCCCGATTACCAAGACAGTCAGTGCTAATACGCTCAAGCATCGTACTGAGACACTTGACGGTCGGAAGGTGAACCCATATCTCCTCCTCCCCTCCGACCGCCAGTCCCTCGGCTGGTACAACTACACCGAGGATGTCCAGTCCGTCAAGCTCTATGACGCTGGTGCCCCTCTGGATACGCTCGACGGGGGCACCGTGACGCGGTCGTTCCCCAATGAGACCCTCAAGTCCGACAGTGTCCTCAAGGCGCACCAGTGGCGCTCCCTCGCCATCCTCCGCTCCAATAAAGAGGCCGAAGGTATCAGCCTCGGGGGTGTGGGCGTGGGGACAGACGATAAGTCTCAGGCCAAGATCACTGGGGCTGTCGAACTCATGAAGCGCAACGCTGTCGCCGTTGTCTACTTCAAGGGCGCTGACGGTGCCCCTGTGGCTATGAACAAGGCGGCGATGAACGGCGTGTTTGACGCGGTCTCCACGCACGTACAGAACACCTACGCTGTCTACGCCACTCACTACAACGCCATCGACGCCCTCACAGGTCAAGCGATCCTTGACTACAACTTCAGCACTGGATGGACCGCATGACTACCTCGGCGCAAGACCTTCAGCCGATCACGGATAGTCTCCTCGCGTCGGGGGCGATCACGAGTCCGTGGTGGCTCACGCTTATTGAGAGTGGCTTAGAGCATTACTTCATCTTTGGTGGAGCGATCCTCCTGTCCCTCCGTCTCTATCTCACAATTGCTGACGTCGTACGGAAACGTCGAAAGGATAAGTAATGTCGTTTGGTATCCCCCTCGAACTGATCACCATGCTCGGCTCCGGTATCTTAGGTGGAGTAATGACGCTCTGGGGCCAGTCATTAAAGGCGAAGCGGGAACACCACTCCCAGCTTCTTGAGAAGGTCGGTCAGCGCAACGCTGCCGTCTCCGAAGCACGACGCTACAACTCACCCGGTTTCCAGTTCACCCGGCGTGCCATCGCCCTCGCTGCCGTTGGTTCCATCATCGTATGGCCCAAGGTCGCGGCGGTGCTGTGGCCGGAAATCCCGATCACCATCGGCTGGACCGAATGGAACCCCGGCTTCCTGTTCTTCGAGGGAAGCAATGAGACAGCTTGGAAGACAGCCAAGGGTCTCGTATTGACTCCGCTGGACACGCACCTGATGTCATCCATCATCGGGCTGTACTTCGGAGCGTCTGTCGTTAAGAACTCGTAGAGGAGTCGTCTATGGCGAAGAAGCCCCCCACCACGCGCCGAAAGCTCAACCCGATTGCTCGGGCGGAGATCGGCCAGATGCGTGACTGTGATCGCTGCGGTGAAACCAAAGAGGTCACGAACAAACACTACGCGACGTTCAACAAGGGACTTCGCGGGTGGCACACCACGTGCCGCGTCTGTCAGGGGTTGGAGAAGGCCGAGCAGGGCGCGTACGCAGGGCAGCGTACCGCCAGTGACTTCGTGCCTGAGTCCATAGACGACACCGACGACAAGATCAACGAAATGTATATGCTCGCAGAGACGCAGCGAAATCCCGGTAGGACCGACGAGATCGCTACGGAGCTGCGGGAGGAGATCGTACGCCTGCACGACGCGGGTGACGACCTCGGGTCCTTCCGCCTGTTCATCAGGGTCATCAAGCCCCTCATGGGTGGCTGGAAAGAACCGGGTGCAATCCACGACGACATCATCGACGGCCTGCTGTCACAGCATCGTCGTCGCCTTATCATCGCGACCCGCTACTCGGCGAAGTCAACCATTACGTCCATCTACTGCGCGTGGCGGATCATGCTCGATCCCCTGCTGAAAGTCATGGTCGTCTCACGGGGGGCCAAGCTGTCTGGCCGGATGCTCAGAACGGTGCGGCGTATCTACTTCGCCAACTGCCCCATGCTAAAGCACCTAGAGCCCACCGAGGACTGTCTCGACAACGCCGAGCAGTTCCAGACCCCCCAGTCAATGGCGGTGGTCACAGGTGGCGCAACCCTTTCCTGCTTCGGTATCACCTCCGATCTTCCGGGGTATCGTTCAGACCTGACCATCGGTGACGATGTCGAGGGTCCGAAGGACGACACTCCCGAGAAGGTGGCTGAGCTGATCGAGAAGCTCAACGAACTCCACATGATCAACCCTACAGGCGAGAAGATCATGCTGGGCACGTACCAGTCTGAATACTCCTCCTACGCACAGCTCGCGTACCTAGAGGACGATGAAGGCACTCCTGTGTGGGAACACCACCGGGCGTGCATGTTCGAGGAGGACGAAGACGGCAAAGGTATCTGCTCGCGGTGGCCTGCAATGTTCAGTGACAAGGATGGCGTCGATTGGCGCCGGTCGGTTACTGCACGTGGCTGGCGCCTGCACGCCATGCTTATCGCTGACCCCTCTATCCTCAACGAGCGCCCCCTCAAGATCAGCGATCTACTGCTGGTCCCGTGGGACGCCAAGGCTGTCTCCTTCCCGGTCCATGTGGCCCGAGGGACAGCTCAAGCCACACAGGTCCCGACGTGGGGCGCACCCAAGGGTGACGTGTGGTATCACGGTGAGCCCTCAGAGGAGAAGGCTGACTACGTCCAGACCATCGCGTCCATTGATCCCGCCTCCGGGCTGGCTGGCCGTGACGCCATCGGTGTCGCGATCCTGTCTATCCTACCCTCAGGCATGGGTGTCATCCGACACCTTGAGGGAGTCCGTGGGCCAAACAAGGCGACGAACATGAGGCGATGCGCCACGATCCTCAAGGAGTACAGCGCGTCCCACCTCGTGGTTGAGGAGACCGTTGAAGGCTTCTTCGGGGAGACATTGGAAAACGAATTGATCCACCTTGGGTATCCAATGACAGTCGAGAAAGTCACCTCCGGGGGACAGAAGAAGGGACAACGCATCATCGAGTCCCTCGCCCCGCCGATGGGCGCAGGCCGTTTGGTGCTGCTGGAGTCTGTTGCCTACAGCGATCACGGGGGTGACTTCGTGACACAGCTCGTCAAGGTGTCCTACGACGGGCGCACTGGCGCGGCGAAGGATCATGACGATATTGTTGATGCGCTCGCACACGCTGTCGCGAAGTGTAAGGGCTCATTGATCTCCGACCAGTCCGAACTCATGGCTGACTTCCAAGCTGAGAAGCTGGAACACCTCCGGTTTGTCCCACTACGCAGCGGTGGGCTCGGCGGAATGGATCACGGATCGCGTAACATCCGTGGCGGAATGGGGGAACATGGTATACCGGAACCCGGAATGGGGCCCGAGAACAGCATGTCTATGGGCGAGCTGCTGGTTGAGGAGGACGAAGTTCTCACCAAGATGATCGCCCGTCGTGACGTCCTACAGCACCACGTCCGCGACGACGTCACCCATGGCCGACAGGTGGATCAATCAATGGTTGCACGTGTTAAGGCTATGACAGCACAGATCAAGGAGCTGAAGGAACACCAATGTCTCTGAAACCACGCATCGTCCTCGACGGTAAGAAGGTCGAACCTACCGAGAAGCCCCCAGCGAAACCCAAGGGCTATCTCAGTGCGCTCGCAGACAAGCAGCGCTTTCAAGTAGCGAACAAAGTAAAACGTAATAACAACGAGGAGAAGATGAATGAAACTCAACGAACACTTGGTAGATCGGCGCGGGGACAGATTGACAGTCCAAGCGAAGTTCACGGATCATCAACGGAGACCCCGGAGCGTGAAGCTCGTCTTACAGCCCGTAGACGCCGGAACTCTCGATAACACTCTGATCGAGGGTGACATCCGAGACGTCAACGGAACGCTCCATGCTATCGCAGAGATTGCATGGGCACAGGGCTGGCGCCCCCG